AAGTCCACACTTCCATTGAAACTGGTCTTGGTAAGCTCTAAGTCTTGCCCCAGCAATATCAGTAGAAGTTTGAATGGTGTTTAGTCCAAGATCATTATGGACTAGACCAGCTTGAGATCCTTTTGGGAAGATTCCACAAGCAGCATGTTCACCCCAGTTGATTAACCAGATTGAACTGTTATCTGATCCAGTTCCACCACCATCAACAATGTTTTCGCCATTCTCTGCACTTAGAGAAGAGTATCGTGGAGCTAGTCCGGTGAACTCTTCTGGATATACAGCGGCATTACCATAGAAAAGGGTGCTGGCCATTTCTTGGTTCATTGCTTCGATGAATGACTGAGCTTCAGAAAGTCTGAAAGCAGCAGTGTTACCATTAAGCTTGGCAACTTCTTCGTCAACTTCAGACCAAGCTTCCATGATCCCACAGGCTTCATCAATTTGGGCCGTGCTTGATTTAGAAGGTTGCACACCTTGGTTTAAAAGTCTCCAAGCAACAGTAGGAAGTCCGGTTCTAACTGTTAATCGGTGACCAGTTGGAAGGTTACCTTCTCTCCAAAGCATGTCATCCAAGACTTCATTGGTTTGAGAAAGAAGTTCAACAATAGCGTCAACCTTTCCATTTGGATCTAATCTTTTTGCCCAGTCAGCAAGTGTTAAAGCGTTTGCAGCTAATTCTGCCATGAATTACTCCTAAGTTAAAAGTCATTAGTTACTCCCATAGAAAATTTCTTCCATGGATTTTTTTCTGCCAGGAGTTTGACCAGAAAGTATGAGACTGTCATCAGACATGGCCTTACCAATTCGAGACATCATCTTTACGAGTGGAGGGAAGTTCCCTAATCCTGATTCATCTAAGGCCTTAATCAGGGTTTCATCTCCAAACTTAGTGATGACCTTTTTAGCAAATCCCACATTAGCATCAAATCTCTCACCACCAAAGTCATCATCTTGCCTGAGTTCACTGACCCAAACTTCTGACCTCTTTGCATGGTCTTCCTTGATCCTCTCTTGGACTTGAACAATTCTGTCAACTTCACCATCGAGTAACTTCTGGGCATCATCATTAGAAAGTCCTCTATCCCTTGCAAATGAGATGATCCTCTCTACATCCTCTTGGCCCAAAAAAGGGTTCTTTTCTGGTAAGTCTAATTTATACTCAACAGGTTTTTTTGGTTCCTCTTCCTTAAGAGTGTCGACCATCCCTTCCTGTTGAGTTCCCTCAGGAGTTTCAGGAGCTGCTGCTTCTGGTTTAACTCCATCAGTGTACAATGTTGTTTCTGCGTTCGTTGGTTCCTGTGCTGAAACTTCTTCTGTCATTTTACATTACTCCGATTCATTATTTGTTTTCATCATTTGAATTAAATACTGGGGGAAGTTATCGCTAATCTCACTCAGATATTTTAACCCAACAGATCTTCTTCCTTCATTAAAGTATGTCATACTCCCTGAGTGATGAACACTGGAGGTGAACACACCACAACTCTCAAGTAATGACCAAATAACTCTCCTTCCTGATTCAGTGTTAAGAACAAATCCAAGGTCATCAACCTCTCTATCAGCAAGGAATTTCTCTTTGTCATCAGCTTCTTTAACTTGTTTCCGGTCGGAAGCATTTTTAACTAGACTTTTTTTCTTCATTAAATAGCACCTTCTACCACTTCACCAGCTTGAGCTTGCCCAAGTAGTTGTTCGATTTGGCCCATTCTTTCATCAGGAACAGCAGCAAGATTCTTAGCTGCTTGAGTTCCTTGAGTGAATTGCTCCATTGTGGCCTGTTGTTGTTGAGCTGCTGCAATCTGTTCTTTTTGAGCTGCCACCTCTTCATCACTTCTAATGAGTGAGGGTGGAACAGCAGTCATGTCACCATAGACATCAACCATCTGCTCAAAGTTAATCTTCATCAGCACCTCTGGATTAAACTGGGCAAGCTGACCTGCAAAGTTTGCAAACCTTTCTACTCCACCAATCCCCACAATCTTCTGAGCTTGGGCCATAATGGATTCATACTCAACCTTAAGTTCCTGTCCTTCCAGCTCAGTAGGAGCTTCTGGAATCATTCCTCTTTCAACAAGGATGGCAAAGGTATTATCAATCAATGGATCGAGGAGATCTTGGTTAAGTTGTTCAAGCACAGGACCAAGGGCCAGAAGTTTTTCTTCTTGTCTTGCCTCAATCTCTGTTGCTGTGATTTGTCTTCGATCAGAGTTGGCCATCATCAAGAAGAGATCTTCATAAAAAACTCTTGAGATCCTTTCTCTTACTTGCTGTTGTTTGTTCTCAATCTCAAGGACTCTTGGGTTTACTTGATAGGTAGGAACAAAGCCTTGAGTTCCCTCCCTCACATCAAGGTAGGTAATGTCCCCAGGAAGGATTGAAGCTTTTTTATTTTTAAGAGTCGAAGGGCCAGTCATTGGTGGATTAAGGATTTTATCAATCGCTTGCATGGTCCTTTTCTCACCCAATTGGAGTTGTTTGACATCCCCTAAAGACTCCATTCCAGGGCAGTTTGTTCCATAGACATCCTCACCTGTGACTTCCCACCGAGGAGCAAGCACAGGAAAGAAATCATATCCTGAATCTTTAAGGAACTTCCCTCTATCAAAGTCAGTGATCTGCCTATTAAGATGAGTGGTCCCTCCACCACTTTCAAAATAAACAGAAGAATACTTTTTATAGTTTGGCTCTAGCTTGTTGGAATCCCAATGTTCATTGGGTTGAATAACATGGGTGACATCAATCCATGCCTCAACATTGCCATCCTTCCAAAGGTTCTGGACATGACCTGAAAAGTTATCCCAGTCTGGTTTCCAATTGCCTTGCTTCTCTCTCAATGGAGTTCCATCCTTATCATTTCCAAACTTTTCTAGAAGCTGTCTGACTGTTAATCGGAACTCTCTTGCAAAGACTCGGATCTTTAAGGAAGCATCGTTGGCCAAGAAATAGCTACCAACAGGGAAAGGATAGAATCTAACAAATTGGTCAGGATCTTCTTCCATAAAGAGGCAACCAGTTCCAAAGATTCCCATGTCTGAATAAATTGTTGGAAGGGCGTTGTAGAGGTTGGACTTAAGAAAGACAGCAGACATGAGTTTGGTCACATCATCAAGCCAATACTTAACAGGGTCCAATTCATTAGTCTTAAGGTCAGGAGTTGATAATCTGAACCATGGTCTTGCTGGTGAGGTAACTCCTGCCATCATTCCTGACCGGAGAGTTCTAGCAGCAAGAGATCCGGTGGAGTCGATGATGTTCTGATTCTTTCTGGTTCCACTGTTTGCATTGGATACTAGGAACCGAGGTCTAGTGGGTGCGATATGATCAGCAATGTCCCTCCAAAAGGGATAAAATGTTGATCTCTCTTGTCTCATTTGTGCCATCAAATAATCGATTCTATTTCTTCTATCTATATTTGCAGCCTGATCATACTTGGGCATCCTAGCCTCCTAAGTCAGTGTTCTGTGTCCCAATGTTTGCGTTCCCTGGACTAAGAAGCGAACTTCTGTTGCCCAATGGATTTGGTGAAGTGGATGCAGTAGCACCTGCTTCACCACCACGAGTGAGAAGAGATCTTCTACTCCTCCCTTGAGGATTTGCACCTGATCTACGCTCCCTTTCTTCCCTATTGAAAGCATCAGGATTATCTCCTGGGTTTCTAATTGAAGGAACATTTGGAAGGAATAGATCTCTTGTTGCTCTCATAGGATCATAGAATTTTTCCTGAATGAAAGGACTGACCTCTTCATTATAATACTTGGGAATGTCTCTAGTGATATTGTCTTTGACGTTTTCATACGGCCTAACAGCAGTTTCTGTAGCCTCTTCGAAGATCTCACCAACAGGGTCCAGTCCCACAGCTTCAGTGGCTTTCTTTATAGGTTTAGCAGCTTCTTGGGCTACCTCTTCAATTGGACCTTTAAAGTCTCCCATCCTAGCCTCCTAAGATGGAACGAGCTTTAGTGTATCCTTGACCTTGAACACCTTGAGATCCAGTGAGGATGGTGTCTGATCTGCCAACTGCACCTTTTGCTCTGGCCTTCTGTCTTGAAGCTGCTGACCTTCTATTCATTCTATCCTCAGCAGCAAGCTCTTGTTCTCTAAGCTTATTCTGAGCTTCATACTGTTTTTTCTGTTCGTCGAAGGCCATATCAGCAGCGGCCTGTTGTCTCTCAGCAACACCAACTGCATTTTTTCTAGCTTTCCTTGCCTCTTGGATATTCATGTACCCAACACCACCTGCAATCGCTGCACTAGCAACTGCTGCTGCTGCTCCTGTTACTGCCATTTAATCCTCCCGATTGATAATCCTTCCATAAACCTTATCCATAAGTTTATATCCAAGTGGTTCTAGAATTTTTGGCCCAAAATTGTGGGCATCTTTTACATGATGAAGAACCAATTGAACATTTAACTCTTTAAGTTGTTCATCACACCATCTGATGAACTCTGTCCCAAACCCCCTGGCATCTGGTCGGATATAAAGAATATCCTGATTAGCTTGCAAGCTATCTTGATAGTGCATGTTAGGACTAATAAAGAATATCGCATATCCTATGAGTTCGCCACCTTCTCTGGCCGTGTAGACCTTGAGAATGTTCTTCTGATAAAGACGGATGTAGCTATCAAAATTAGGATTAAGCTTGATCTCATCTTTATAGAAGCTGATCTCATCATAGTGGAGTTTGATTAAAGGTTTAAAGTCTTCAATCAATTTCTCATTTACTTCTTCTTCCTTAAATTCAAGGGCCATAAAATTTCCTTAGCTGAAAGGATCATAATCCATGAGGGCCTGACCTGTTTGACCTTCTAAAATCCTTTGTTCAAGAGTCATTGCAGCTTGATCTGGTATGGCAAAGGTCAGAGCTAAAGCATCAGCATAGTCTGGTGACCTTCCCAACTCATCCTTAATCATCTGTTTTTCTTGAAGTCTGAGCTTCCCATTCTGGAAGGAGTAGGTAGGAGTCGTCAACTCTCCAACAAGTTCAGGAATATTAGGTAATGCTCCTCCACGCTTAACCCAGTCAGCAAGTCGGAAGTGCATTTCACTCCTGGCATTGAAATAGCGAGGGTCTGCTGCCTTTGATGAAAAGTTGATCTCCATAGGTGTGTGACCAGCAGCCAGTAATGAATCGGCCACACCTCCACCATACCCTCCTGTGCTGTCTATTAGTTCGAGTTCACTCTTCCATTTGTCTTTGGCCTGAGCAACCCTGGCGGCTATTTCATTTGTTCTGGCATTTCTCATCTCAACAGGTTTAAAAGCTTGAAGTCCTTGCCTTGGGAAGATCACGGTTAGGTCATCTCCGAACCTAGCAACATCAACACCCAATCTCTTCTGACTCCAATCATATTGATCAGGCATAAGAGTTCTATTCATTGCTGCCCTAACATCCTCAGGACCCAGGAGAGTGTTGAGTGAGCTTGGAGGGAATTGGCCAAAAACATTTACCAGCACCCATGGAGAGTCTTTCCCATAAGATTCAATCATTGATTTGGCCCAATCTATTTTAATTCTCTTTGCTCTTTTTGGGTCGTCAGGGTCTCCTGAGATCTCTTGAACGTGCCACAGGTGGCGGTCACGAGTGCAAGCATTATAGAGAGGGCCAGAGAGGTGAGTTGGGTTACCTGCAATTGCAATCTTTGTTTCAATACCAGTGGAGAGTCCAGCAATAGCAGCGGCCATAACTGATTCGGGTACTCCACCAGCTTCATCAATGATGAACAAGAGATAGTCTGCGTGAAGTCCTGCAAGCGTGTCGGCCTGAGCTTTAGGATCTCCAGTCTTAGGCCATGTCCTTGCTGACATATACCAAGTTTCTGGTTTGTGTTTGTATTCAATTCGGGTCTTCCTCCAAGTGAAATTCTCTTGAAGAAAAGGAGCTTTCCCCATCCACAGGGCCATCTCTGTCCAGAGTCCATCACTAAGGTTGTCACTAGTGATTGATGTTGCTGCGATTTTTGGATTGGGTCTTGTTGCTAGAAAGTTCCAAGCTGCCCATGAGAGAACACAGGTTTTGCCTGGACCTTTACAAGCTTTAAGTGCAAGTCTTTCAGACTTTGCGAATGCCATAAGAAAATCTTTCTGCCACTCATCTGGTTCAGCTTTAAAAACTTCTCGAACAAACTGAACAGGGTTATCTCGCCACTCTTTAATCTTGGTGACAAACTCAGCGTGATTCATTCATAGAACTCATCTTTAAGTTCATATCTAAAGTTTGAGGCCATTGCTTTCTTTGCAAAAAAACAGGCTTCTTCTAATTTAGTTAAAGCAATAGATAACTCTCTTTTTTCACCACCAGAAAGATTGCAAATAAAGTCAGCAAGCTCATCAAACCTTAGAGATAGAACCTCAGACTTTTCAACCCCTTTCATATTAAGAGCAGGTTCTTTAAATAGTTTAGTTAATTTCATTTCTTCAAACTCTCTTCAATTATTTGTTCTAATAGAGATGCAGTGTTAGCACCCACGTCTTGAGTAACCTCTTCTCTATTGGTCCACTTAAATTTATTTTTCATCATGAAGATCCACGCAGCAGTTGAACCATTTGAGTTACCAAGTGCTTGTTGACGACCAATTTCTTCCCAAACTTTCTCAGATGCAGCTCTTCCCTTTTTAATGGCAGCAGAAAACTCTTCCTTCTCACTAGCCCATTGATAAACAGTTTCCTTACTTACCCCCAACTCAACAGCAACAGAGGCCATCCCCTCACCTTTACTCAGAACTTTGTAAGCACGTTCGGGCATATCTTCTGTGTACTTTGTGGGCCTACCTTCCCCCACTCTACCTCTTCGAGAGACTTTCTTCTTCGCCATTATTCCTCCAATTGCCCACCATAGTAGGCACAAAATTCTCGAGACTCAATAAATTTTATTTGATTGGCACCAAACTTCAAACACTTATGATGCTCTGTTGCATATATTATAATGCATTGTAGAATGGTTAGTAACAACTAACCAGGAGACAAGATTGGATGCTTTCAACGATTTAATAACCGGAAAGAAAAACCTTATTAGAACAATTTATTTGATCATCAATAAACCTGAAGATTTTTCTTTATCCGAGTGTGATCAATTAATTAATTATGGTCTGATTCGGTTTAGACCTTATGAAAAGGGTGGGCATGTTCTTCCTTCTGAAAAGGCCATTCATTTATTTGATACTCACACACCAAAATTTTGTCCACATATGAGGTCTTCCATCATGGAATCCTTCTTTTTATCCATTGGATACACCGAAGAAGAATTGAGAAGAGTCGAAGATCCAGAAGAAAGCTTTGTTTTTGAGTGGTCCGAGTTTGATGCTTGGGCAGAAGAAGAAAAGATAGAAATTTATGACTTAATTGAATCGGGCCTGGTTTAGGCATAAGGGAGAGACAAATTATGACGAACACTACATCTCAGAAAAAGATCGCACTCATGAAAGAATTTTGGGAGATCAACCAGGAAAAGAAGGCCCTTGCTGACCGTGAAAAGATCATTAAAGCAAGGATTATAAAAGAGGTCCTTGGTGAAGACCAGCTTAAAGAGGCCAAAGAAATTGCCAAAGAATCTCATGGAAAAGAAATTGTTGCTGTAACAGGTGAAGGATTTAAAGCAGAAGTCCAATACAAAACTGAAAAGAAACTTGGAAAGACTGAGATTGTGAAGATCTTAGGAGCAGAATGGTTTGAGGAAAATGCTGTTGAAAAGGTGACCGAATCATTTAAGGTTGAATCCATTGGTTAGACTCTGCCACTATCTCATGGTGCTAGGATTTCTCCTGATGCCATGGCTTGATCACAAAGGTTATTTGGATTGGTGGGACTTATTTTTAGTCCCAATCTCCATCATAATCACCCATATCATCTATCGGGTGGCCATGACCATATTCACCCAAATAGCACCAATGCTCATAAGCTTGAGTTCCTTCCCACCAATTCATTTGCTCATACTCGCCCATAATTTCCTCTTTGGTATCCTTGCCCGTTCAACCATGTACTTTTCTCTTTATACCTTAAAAAGCACGTTTGACCCAAGGGAAGAAGCAGAAGATGAAACAATTGAGAGGCACCAAACCTTTAGAACAATAGTCGGATTCTATGGCCTTATCCTTCCTGGGTTGCTCTTTGGTTACAACATCAGCAAATGGAAGAATCATCTGGAGAGTAAGCTTGAGGTTACCCCGGATAATTACATTACTCTTTGGGTTGGTCACAACAACAGATGCGCTCCTCAGTATCACAAAGTGAGAAAGATCACTCATATTCCCTTTGCAGGAGGAAGGGCAAAGCTTAAGACCCCTTTTGACAATACCTCATGGCTTTATGGAAGGGATCACTTTTATCCCCAAGGGTTTATGAAAATGCTGATACTTATGAGGATGCAGAAAGCTATTCCCAATAAGGTCTATTTATCCGCTTTCTTTACACAAAATTGGAGAGAAGATTTTGTTGTAACAACAAGAGAAAGATTATGTTTACAGTCACTGAATTTTAAATTCAAAAAGGTAAAAGATTTTAATTATCTTGAGAGCATGGCTTTAATTAACAAATATTTTTTTGGAGGGAAATGGTGATTACAAGAAAACTAATCAACATAAAAACAAAGAATGAGGTGGTGATCCAAAAATGGTTCATCATTAAACCTTTGATGTGGGAGTATTATGTTATCGAACAGGTGGATGATGATACTGCCTTCTGCCTTGTGATGGGTGATGAGACTGAGTTGGGATATGTGTATCTTCCTGAGGTTGAGAAGTATATTGCTGCATCAGCAAAGGGGGAAGACCTCTTTGACCTTATGCCACCTGATGGGTGGGAGTGGGAGGAGTAATGAAGATACTAAATAAACGCTTCCTCATTCGATACAGGGCCATGCTTAAAAGAGAGAAGGCAGCAATGGCCAAACACTATGGCATCCCCAACACAAGAGCTGGGTGGAGGGAGATTGGTGAAAGCGATAATGATGGTGGTGACTCTTATGATTTTGTGACTCGGATTGAAGCTGAAATCTCTGTCCTTGATGACCTTATTGATCAGTGCTGGGAGCTAGAATAAACTCCCCTTCTCCATCAACAATTCTGTAAATACCTAGGGAGATAGCAAGAAAATCTGCTGTCTCTCTGGTTAATTTAGTTCTGAGCTTTGCACCTGCTCCACTAACTATACTCTTTCCATCTCTTGCCAGGAGGTGGTCATGTCCTGCTATCAGCAGATCAAAATATTTTTCAAACTTATCAAAGAATTTTTTCATCCTTCCCTTGGCATCCCCATGCCTGCCTGGACTCTTCCATGGGTGATGACTAAGAAGATATTTCTTCTTGCACCCTTTGGTTTGAACAGCTTTTTCTAGCCACTCCTCTTGAGTTTGAAATCTAATGGTTGCCTTGGCAGAAGTGATGGGAGTGCTATCAACAGCAAAAAAACAAAGGTTGCCTATCTTCTGGAGATAAAAAGCATGAGGAAAGCGAACCCAATTGTGAATCTTACCTACCCTTTTCCAAACCCCAACCGGATCTACTTTCGAATAGTAACCATGATTGCCGAGAATAAGATGAAAGGGAATACCTAGTTTTTCATAGTGGTCTAGAAAGTGGGTGCGAAGTCTTGGGTCATTTTCGGATCGGATGCCTATGGGGTAGATGATGTCGCCCAGGATAAAGACCCGATCACAGTTCTCAGCAATCAAAGAGGCAACTCTTTTCTGTCCCTCATTATTCTCCCCAGTGTCACCAACAAGACAAATTCTGTGAGAGGGAGGGACCTGGGTTTCTTGGACAAAGCTGGCGGTTTGATTGGGATGGATAATGTAGGCAGTTGATACGATACCAAATCCTAAAAAAATGGCAAGGTGTCTCCACCCAATCATGATTTTGTCCTTGAACCCCATGGTCACCTCATAATGTCAGTGATTGGGTTATGGTCTATTGCTTTAAGAGCATCGTCAACAGATCTTACAACAGCATAATTGTTCCCTGTTTCTTTGACTTTTTTTTCAAAGGTCATTTGGTATTGGGATTGCTTGCCTTGGTGTGTTTTAACTTCAAGGAAATATGCCTTACTATCCTTCAGACAAATAATATCCGAAACTCCTCGGATCTGATACGAGCTTCCCTTCTGGTAGATTCCATCCCGATATGCTTTCTGATCCATGGACTTCCATGCAAAAACACCAGGAAGGAGATTTAATGCTCTGAGAATCTGCTTCTCAATGATAGCTTCCGTTACTTTCATAGAGAAATGGTGGGTCAGTCCTCGCTAGGTGTCAACTAAATGAAGAGGTCTGGATTTTCATGGAGATATTTCCGGCCTCTTTCTGAAGGGAGAATCCTCCAGTTATTTTCAATTTTCCCGGTCTTTTTGGCCTTTGTAGCAGCTTCTGAAAAAGAATCCTTCACATCATACGGGTTGAATACAAAGATTAGGCCACGGTCCAACAACACGCTTAGGGTATCAAGGCCATCGGATTTAATTTCAGTTTTCATTTTTTGCTCTTCCTCTTGAAGTTTTTCAGCTAAAGTCTTACCATCGATCTTGCTAACTAGTTTTTCT